CTGATTTCCAAAGCGCATCTTTTAAACAAAACGGCTTACATGCTTGGACTTTAGAAATCAAGTTAAAGATGCATCCATTCCGTTATTTAAATAATGACGCTGTAGTCACTTTGGCAGGTAACGGTACAGTAAACAATCCGGGAACTGTATATTCTGAACCAGTTATCACAATTGAAGGAAATGGAGATGTATCTCTTACTATCGGGAAACAAACCATGCAACTCACGATTGATACAAAAGCAACAATTGACTGCCGTCATAAAAAACAAAATGTCTATGACAAAAACGGAAATCTGAAAAACACCTTGAGAAAAAGAGGTGGGTTCTTTGAAATTACTCCAGGTACGTCTGGTATTGCAGTTTCAGGTACCGTCTCAAAAATCACAATAAAAGGGAATTGGAGGTATAAAGTATGATCTATCTGCAAGAGGGAAATTTTCCTCTTAATGAAGCTTTTAGTTCTGAAATTATCCAGGAAGCTAACAGCACTTATCAACTTACTTTTAAATTTCCAACCTCAGATCCAAAATGGGCATTGTTAATTCCGGAAACAGAATTAGTTGCTGATGATTTGCATGGAGAACAGTACTTTACTATCTTTGAAGTCGAAAAACAACACGGCTATGTCACTGTATATGCCAATCAAGTAGCTACATTGTTAAATGGTTATTCTATCAACAAGATCAATGTCGATCGAGTAAATGGAGCGACCGTAATGAATGCGCTTGTTGCTGGGTTCAAACGAGAGACACCATTCACTTTTTTTTCTGACGTGATGTCAAAACACACCCTTAATCTAAAAGATATATCAGCGATGGAAGCTTTGGCCAAAGACAAGCACTCCATCGTTGGGCAGTGGGGTGGAGATCTCGTCAGGGATAAGTACAGCGTGCGATTATTAGAGCATGGTGGGATTGAGAACGAATCATTGTTCGCCTACAAGAAAAATATGAAGTCGTTCCAAGAAACAAAATCCACCAAAGAGTTGAGAACACGGATCCATTTTAAAAAGGTTATCGAAGCCCACGAGGAAGGAAAGAAAGATCAGATCCTAACCGTGACCATTGATAGCCCACTGATCAATAAATACAAGCATATTTACGAAGCAGATATGGAAGTACAAGATCAGGATGTAGTGGATCAAAAAACGCTTGAGGAATACGGAAAGCGCTATTTCCGTGAAACTCTGTGTGACATGATCGAAGAAAGCCTTGAGATTGATGTTGTCGGCCAGGCAGATCAACCAGTACACATGTTTGATATCGTGAGCATCTTCCACGAGGGCTACGATGTCGATTTGCGAAAAAAGATCACGAAATACAAGTTTAATCCAATGAGCATCAAGCTTGTCAGCATCGGTTTCGGTGAGGTTACTAGAACTTTAGCAGACTCTATCTCAGGAATGGTCAATGATTCTGTCGATAAGAAAATGAAGTCTTATGATGCAGAATATGAAGCGAAAGTGCAGAAGCTCGTAGATAATGCTAATGCTGAGTATGACAAGCAAGCAAAAGAGCTGGAACATAAAATCACAGATGGGATCGAACAAGCCAAAGCGCAAGCTGAAGTAGTCAAGCAAGAAATTTCAGCACAAGTCACTCAGAAGATCGCAGCAGCAAACCAAGCAAACAAGAATGAAATTGTAGAAGAGTTTAAAGCTCAGTACAATGGCATCGAAGTTAATATGCAAGGTTTGAAAACTACTACTGATCAATTAAAGACTAGCGATGTTGATATCCAGAAGTTGATCAATGATTTCAAGGCTCAAACGCAAAGCCAATTTGTTGGGATCCAAGGCGCACAATCCAGATTTGAGCAGACGACTGAAAAAGCTATCTCCGACCTAACCAATGTGACGACTGGTAAAGCAGATCGTTCCTATGTTGAACAAACAGTTAATGGTATCAAAGAAGAGTTCACCACAATTGGAGTTAGTGGCGGCCCTAACATGCTCAGGAACTCAAGGGCAGATGAGGGACTGAAATATTGGACTGAAACAAATGGAAAGATGAGTTTTACAGCTCACACCTTTTATTTTAACGGCCAAAAGAGAATGTTTTCTTTAAGACCAGGAGCAATTGTTCAAAGTCCACATTTTATCGTTAAACGTAACGCTGACTATATGCTCAACATGCTCGGTTTTGACGCTAATTCAAAGAGTTTTAAAGTTTATTTTTGCAAACGTAAAAAGGGAAGTACAGCGGATTTTGAAGGAAAACAATTAATTTTCGAAAAAAACGGAAGCCCGATTTTTGATAGCTCTATGGCTGTTAAAAAATCATTTAAGTTTAATGTAGGTGATTTTGACGATGGCTACTTGCAATTTGAATACGTTGGAAATGACAACGGCAGATGGGCCGGCCTATTTATGACAGAGCTTGACTTCTATGAGGGTACAAATGACCGCAAATGGCAACCTGCTCCAGAAGATCAAAATTATCTAGTTGAGCAAGCACAGGCCACTTTTGAGAAGACAGTGGAAGGCCTATCCACTCAATTAACTAAATTGGAGACTAAGACTGGCCCAAGCGGTGAACTTGAACAGCGCATGCTGACCTACTCTGAAAAAGCTGCTGTAGATGCCCTGAAAGCAACTAGACAAATTCTAGAACAAGGGTATGTTGCTAAATCGCAATACACTGAGGACGTAGCTGGAATCACAAGAAGATTCGATGAAATTGTGCAGGCTGGAGAGAATCTGCTAAGAAACAGTGGCAATCCTCAAGATGTAGAGGGTTGGGGGTATTATAACCCCGGATTGAGTCCAGTTGTAACAGTTTCAACTAATCCAATCTACTACAACGAATCCAGAAAACTCTTTAAACTTGACAATTCAACCAATAGTGAAAAAGTTGCAGCATCCCAGCGCTTCAACACCAAAAGAAATACAACTTACACTATTTCATTTGATGCAATTGGATCAGACAATCTTAAGAATGCCACATTCTACTTTTTGGCAAGGAAGAAAGGTGAGACGGGGAATTTTACAAAAGTATTCACGCTTGCTGACAAGACCACTGTTCCACAAGATAGAATCACACGCTACTATTTCACAGTCAACTCCGAAGACTACGATGAAGCATTTTTGCGATTTGACAACACTGGAACCTCAAACGGACAGCCAGCAAGTCTCTATTTTGGGGACATTGATGTGTACGAAGGATCTATCAAGAGAGCCTACCAACCGCCAACAGATGACGGCTCATCCGCGATTGAAACTAAACTAGCTGAATACAAGCAGACAGTGGATGGACAATTTACGACAATAACCAATCAAATGGGTGACATGTTGAGGAAAACGGATATCCAGATCACTCCTGGGCAGATTAGTTTTGGTGTTGGTAAGGAAATTAGTGGAAGAACCATCAGTTCCTTGCTAGTACAAGAGCCAGAATCCATTGCTTTAATTGCAAAATTGATTAAAGTAAAAGGGGACATGGTAGTTGATGGATCCATTTTAGGTCGTCATATCGCAAGCGAGAGCGTGGAAACTGGGCACATGAAGGCTGGATCAGTTACTACACCGGTTTTGGCTAGTAATGCAGTAACAGCAGATAAGTTGTTGGTAGATTCTGCCATGATTAACAAGCTGGTATCTAATCAAGCGTTTATCAGAGAATTAATGGCCCAAAAGGCCTTTATCACTCAACTTGCTTCGATTGACATTTCTGCAGAACGAATTAAAGGTGGCAGGTTAGAGTCGAATACTGGATCTCTGGTATTCGATTTAGATAACAGTGCGATGAACATGTTAACTGACACAGCAGTTATCAGACGTGTTTTCAACAACTTTCCTACTCAGTTTATTAGATATGGAACGCATATCGAAAATGGGAACAGATTTTCAAAAACCATCATCGGGTCAAACCGTGATGGTACGGAAAATAGTGGGAACAGGACATTTAGTGGTATTGAAATCTACAACAGCACGAATGAAAATGTTGAAGATTATACTAAGTTTTATGCAGATAAATTGTATTTACAACACAGTGAATACAAGCAAGGTTGGATCATTCAAAATGCTGGTAAACCAAGAATTGCACCGCTAAATGGTACAACATATTCTGAAATGATTGCATCTGACTTTAGAATGATCTACACAGCAGATGGTAATCATCGTAGCGTTGGAACTTATTTATGGGATCTGCTCACATGTTTTGGCATCCTACAAAGATATGGCTGGGATCTCAAAAACAGTGCTGCTCAAAGTCACATCGGTAGTGTCCTTTCGAAATATAACTACAGATAGGAGCTGTAATGAACGAAAATAATTATGTAGCAATCATCACAGAACTGGCAAATCAACTTGCCAGCAAGTCAATCAATGAGGCTGAATTCAAGGTTCGTCTCACCGAGTCGCAGCAACTTGTAGCACAACTTGCTCAGGAAGTTGAAAGCTATCGCTCTGTCCTAGAGTCCGATAAGGACTTGAAGGATCTTTTTGAAGAAATCAAGAACAAAAACGAGGTAAATAAATAATGGATTACAAAGTACAATTTAAATCATACGATGCAGTAGCAAACACTACCAAGGTAGCAATCAAGCAAGACTTTCCTTATCGTGTATTTGAGGAAATTTTGCCAACAAACCGCATGACCGAAGATGATGCGACACTGGTCGAAGCAGTATTGAACATCGTGCGCATGGAGCTTGACACATCTGGCGCAGTCGTAGCAATCAAAAAAGAGCTAGACAAATCTGTCGAAGCCAACAATAACGCTATCGCTAAAATTCAAGAATTGACCAAGGAGAACGTAGCGATGACCCAACAAATCCAAAGCGTCAAATCAGTGGCTGATTGGTCAGTTCTCGCTCGTGTAACAGATACAGACAATCCAATCGATCCAACTCTGTATGCTCGTGGATTGGAATTGGTAGAAACTGGCCAAGTTGGCAAAGAATACAAGGCACACGATATCTTTGTTGTTAATAATCCAAATCACATCGCTAAATATGGCGAAGGCACTCGTGTGCTTGTGCAAGTAAATAATGATTTTACCTACAATGGCGAAAGCGTAGAAGAACTCGAAGGTAAATTGTCGCAAGATGGAAAACTTGCAGTCTGGAAATGGGAACTTCCAAAGGAAAACAAACCAGCACAACCAAGCGGAGATCTTGAAACAGAACCAGTAGCCACAGCTACACCACAGCCAGTACTTTAATCAGAAAGGGGCGTGATCTATGATCCACTTTACACCAGAAGATATCTCGATGATGGTCGGATTTGTCGGGATCTTACTTGGAATTTACGGAAATTTTAAAGGAAGTGTCGTGGCTCAGGAGAAACGCATGGTCGTGATCGAAAAAGACATTGAAAACATGCGTGACTTCCGTCTTACAGCAGTGAGACGACTTGATAACCACGATGAACAGAATAAGTCTCTATTGATCCTCGCAGAGCAGGTCAAAGCCTTGAGCGAGGATATGAAGGAACTTAAAGCATTAATCCAAAATAAAAATAATTAAGAGGTAACACTATGAAAATCAACTGGAATGTACGTTTGAAAAACAAAAACTTTTGGCTTGCTCTTGTGCCAGCTCTTGCATTACTCTTCCAAGCATTCGCTGATATTTTTGGTATCAAATTGGAGTTTGGCCAAACGATTGATAAAGTTCTTGTATTTATCAATGTACTATTTGCCTTCCTTGTGCTTGTAGGGATCGTCAATGACCCAACCACTATAGGATTGAGCGATAGCACACGAGCATTAGGTTATGAAGAACCTAACCAAGATTAATATATTTTTACTGGCAACCATCTATTTTTGGGTGGTTGCCTTTGATTTTAGAAAGGATTGAAAAAACATGAGTGTACAACAATCTATAGTTAACGGTTTTACAAGCCGTCGTGGGCTGATTACCTATTCAATGCTTGGGAGTCGCAACGGTTCAGATGGGACAGGGGATTGCTCTGGTATCATGTCGCAAGTATTGAAAGAATCGGGTATCCCAATTCAAGGTTTGCCGTCAACGGTGACACTTGGACAACAACTCGCAAATAACGGCTTTTATCGTGTGAGCCGTAACCAACCATGGGACGCTCAAATGGCCGATATTATTCTAATGTCATGGGGTGCTGATATGTCTTCATCTGGTGGCGCTGGTGGGCATGTCGGAGCGATGATCGATGATACATACTTCATTTCTTGCGACTATTCGACACAAGGAGCAGTCGGACAAGCTATCAATACCTACCCTTGGAACGACTACTACAGCTGGAATAAACCAGCTTATATCGAGGTTTGGCGATATGCTGACACAGCACCACAGACTAATAACCAAGCAAACACAGCCGTACAACCGCAAGAAAAGGCTTACTACGAAGCAAATGAGGTCAAATACATTAATGGTATCTGGCAAATTAAATGTGACTATCTCGCACCCGTTGGTTTTGATTGGACAGAAAACGGTATTCCCGTTTCGATGGTCAATTGGGTCGATAAAGAAGGCAACAACTTGCCAGACGGAGCAGACCAAGACTTCAAGGCTGGAATGTTCTTCTCGTTTGAACAAGACGAAATCCATATCACAGATATTGGCACGGGTGGATATTATGGTGGCTATTATTGGCATTTGTTTGAATTTGGCCAATTTGGACCAGTATGGCTTTCGTGTTGGGATAAGGACGATCTGGTGAATTATTATAGCTGAGGTGGTGAATTATGAGTATTAATTCTACCAATCTAAAGCAATTTGAAGGAGGGGCAGTCGTAAAACAAGGCGACTCTGCCTCTCTATTTGGTTATGAGTTGCTGGATGAAAACATGCGACCGATCAGCGAGCTGAATGGAAAAAATGCTACAATACGGATCTTTAATCAAAAAGGAAAGGCTACATTTGAGAGTACAGTAGACAAATCTAAAGTTACTTTTAAAATTGGGAAAGCCCTACCGATTGGATCTTATTTGGTAGAAGTCGTTTGTGATGGGTATATCTTCCCAAGCGACCGCTCGACACGCTTGGATATTACTCGTTCAGCGGACGAATTCACAAGTGAAGAAGTATTATCGCTTGTCAAAAACGACGTCAAGGAAGAGATCGATAAGTATATTTCAGCGCACCCGAACGGGCCACAGTCGGAAGAACTGCCAGACTTAACCACACTATATAATCTAGCTAAAATTTAATAAGAGGAATAAAAAATGAGTTTAAATACTGAAAATTTAACATCTTTAGTCCGTGCCATAGGTACTGATGTAAAAGAAATCAAAGCCACGGTTGCTACCAAGGCAGATAAGTCTGAAATCGGACAAGGCGGTATTACACAACAACAATTAGACACAGCTATTCAAGGGGTCAAAACAGCTATTTTAGGCGAGGGTGTCCCAGAAGAGCTGGACACACTCAAAGAAATCGCAGAAAAAATCCAAGCTGGCGGAAGCTCAGACAGTGCGATCGTGTCAAAAATGACGGAACTTGGCCAAAAAATCACGGATCTCGAAACTACTGATTTTGTACAAATCTACAATAGCGCCAAAAATAGTCTCTAAAAGGAGGCGCTAGATGAACAAATTAAAAGAAGCGATCCAACAGATCGGTCGTGATATTGGAAACATCGAAGGCCAACAAGCGTCCTTATTGTCACAATCTAAGGCTTATGAACTCTTTCCAACTTATGCCACGTTGCAAAGCCAAATGACAAGCAACATCAAAGACAAGCATTTGGAACTTGGCTTGGATGCTTTGATTGATACCAAACTCCAAAACGGCGGTGATCCGTTTGTCACACGCTCGAAATTGCCAACGATTGACACAAGCCAACTTGCAAGCAAAAATGATCTGGAAGAGTTAAAGCGCTCAGTCGGATCTGGAAGTAGCAGCAACTCAGAGCTAAAAGGACAAGGCTTTCCATACAATCTAAACGCTGACATCGGTACAATATATACCGATACGACAGCAAAAAACGGAGCGGTGAAGTGGATCAAAAAGACCGCTGGGACTGGTTCTAACGCTTGGTCTGTTTTATTTGGTGATGTCAAACATAAGCCGAGAATTTCATCGAGCCAAAACAATGCGTATGTCGAGTTTAGACGTATAAACTCCACGGTTGAAATCGGCTTCGGTGGCCTTTCTTGGGGTTGGTTTGGAATCGTGAGACGAGGTGCGCCCAGCTACATTCCACAAGGGTCAGACCGTGAGCGAAACGTGGTGATCTTAAACGTCGGCGGTATACCCGTCGGTTTTCGTTCGACCAGCTCAAAACTGGGTATTATGACGAATGACAAGGGCAAGCGCCTTGGCACTTTTTATTTAGGCGGGCCGGGAGACGGCAACCAGCTACGCTTACAATTCGATGATCCAGTCCCAACAGATCGTGATATCGGAGACTTGCGATTTACCGATATGTCCTATATCACAGATGACCCTTGGCCGGAAACTTTATAGAAACATATACATATAAGACACACAAGCCCCCTCTTTTTGAGGGGGCTTTTTTGTGTTTATAACAGACATTTTAGAGATTGTCTATTATAACGGCAATCGCTACGTAATTGACTACGTTTTTATTTGTTTGAGCAATATATGACCATGTCTAAAATACAGTAAAATCAACTAACCGCACTTAATGGATATCTAATGGTAATCGTTTTAAAATTTTGGTATAAATAAAGTATTTTTGCATCAAAAAAGTGATGATTGTATAACCATCACTTTGCTTTTTTTAACTGATTAGCGTATTCTGTCATTTTAATTGCATGTTTTAAACGCATGTTCATAATATCAGAAACACCATTTTTATATTTATCTATTGCTTGAGTAGACAAATCACAATTTTTACTAATAGCATAGGCTGTTGCATTTTCTAGCAACCATTTAATAGCATTGATATCAACTAACATATTTACCTCGCAAAAAACCAAATGATCATTATTATCAGCAAAAAACCTAAAACAAATTCAAGTTTTTCTCTAGTTGTAGTTTTTTTTACATTAAATTTTACTTTCATCCTGATACCTGTTATAATTAAAGCAAGCCCCTATTAGGGGCGGATAGTGATTGCTCACTATCCGAATTCGATGTGCCACTCAATGCTTATGATG